TTGGCAACGCTCCGAAGGTAAAAACCCTAAAGGAGGGTTGAACGCCAAGGGCAGAGCATCATATAATGCGACAACTGGTGGAGACTTAAAACCGCCAGTTAAATCAGGGGATAATCCCCGTAGGGCAAGTTTCTTGGCTCGCATGGGTAATGCAAATGGCCCTGAGTACAAGAATGGTGAACCGACAAGACTGCTTCTTTCTCTTAAGGCATGGGGGGCTTCCTCCAAGGCTGACGCAAAGGCAAAAGCAAAAGCGATTTCTGCGAGAAATAAAGGGAAGAAGTAATGGCATTACCTACCTATCTAGATTTGGTTAACGATGTTTTGGTTCGTATGCGTGAACCAGAAGTTACTACTGTTGCCGAAAACACAGTTTCAGCCCTTGTAGGAAAGTACATCAATGATGCCAAACGTCAGGTATCTGATGCCTACGATTGGGATGCTTTCAATACCCCAATTACTGTAAATACGATTGCCAATACAACTGGCCCATATAGCATTACGGGTGCTGGTGTTCGCTATAAAACTATGGATGTAATTAACACCACTAGTTTTTATGAGTTATCACCTTTATCTCATGCTAATTACGATTCGTTTTACTATACAACTCCTACCCCTACAAAAGGGTTGCCAATGTATTACTCCATTAAGGGTGTAGATACAAATGGCGATATTAAAGTCAACTTTTGGCCTGTTCCTGATGCTGTGTATGCCATCCGTTTCAGCCTGATTGTTCCTGAAGCAGACTTTACGACAGACTCATCAACCACTTTGTTGGCAAAAGAGCCTATTGTTTTAGGTGCATTTGCTAGAGCATTGGTTGAGCGTGGCGAAGATGGTGGTCTGAGTAGTTCAGAGGCTTATGCGCTATACAAGTCATGTATGTCTGACCTAATTGCTTTGGAATTGGCTAGATCGCCTGAAAACGACACATTTGAGGCTGTCTGATGGCAGAAGCAGTACAAGCCTACTCGATTACAGCCCCAGGCTTCTATGGTCTAAATACCCAAGATTCGTCTTTGGATTTGGCTAGTGGATTTGCGCTTGTTGCCAACAATTGTGTAATTGACCAGTATGGTCGTATTGGTGCTCGAAAAGGTTGGACAAAAGTCAATTCTTCTTTGAATACAGACTTGTCTACTAATGACATTACCTCAATTGGTGAAGTAGTAACCTCTGATGCTACTTCCTACACCATACTTGCTGGCAACAATAAGTTATTCAAGTTAAGTGGCTCATCCTTGGTGACTTTGACTTATGGTGGCGGCGGTACTGCTCCTACCATTACTGCAAGCAATTGGCAGATGGTTTCCTTGGCTGGCGCACTTTATCTGTTTCAGTCAGGATATGACCCTCTTGTGTTTGATCCTGCATTGTCTACAACGACTTTTAGACGGGTTAGCGAGTTAACTGGCTATGCTGGTACTGCACAGTTGGCTAACACGGCTTTAAGTGCCTATGGAAGGCTTTGGACAGCCGATGTTTCATCAGACAAGTTAACTGTTCAATGGTGCGATACCAAGTTGGCAAACAAATGGAATTCTGGTACGGCAGGAACGCTAGATACCACTACTGTTTGGCCTAAAGGTGGTGATGTAATTGTCGCTTTGGGTGCTCACAACGGATTTTTGTTTATTTTTGGCAAGAACAACATTCTTGTTTATCAAGGTGCAACAACCCCGTCAACAATGACTTTACAGGATGTCATTACAGGAATTGGCTGTGTGGCTAGAGATTCCTTGGCTTATACGGGTACTGACCTTATTTTCTTGTCATCCACAGGTGTGCGTAGTGCTTTGAGGACTATCCAAGAGAAGTCCATGCCTTTGCGTGACTTGTCTAAGAATGTCCGTAACGACTTGATTACAGCGATTTCTGGTGAGTCTTTGCCTACGATTAAGTCTGTATACAACAGTAAAGAAGCCATTTACTTGTTGACCTTGCCAGTATTGAAGTCAGTCTACTGCTTTGATATGAAAGGTACTTTGCAAGATGGCTCTGCTAGGGTTACGACTTGGGACTCAATCGAGCCTAAATCCTTGTTGACCAAGCAGGATGGCACGTTGTACATTGGAAAAGGAGGCTATCTTGCTACCTATTCTGGTTATAACGATGATACCGCCATATATCGTTTTCAATATTTTACGAACCATACTGATCTTGGTACGCCATCTGCTACGTCTATTCTGAAGAAACTTAGGACTGTGGTGATTGGTGGTAGCAATCAGTATGTAACTTTCAAATGGGGTTACGACTTTACTGGTAATTATTACTCACAGTCGGCTAAAATTCCTACGCAATCTGTTTCATATTATGGTATAGCCGAGTATGGAGCAAACGCAACAACAGTTGCCTACTACTCTGGTGGTGTGACTTTGCAGACATTAAGTGTTTACCCAACTGGTTCGGGCAAGGTTGTCCAAACTGGTTATGAGGCAGACATCAATACTTTCCCGTTGAGCATCCAAAAGATCGAGATATTTGCCAAAGAAGGCAAGGTTTATTAAGGAACTGTAATGAGTGATTACACAAAAGCAACCAATTTCGCCAGCAAGGATAGTCTTTCCTCTGGCAACTCCTTAAAGATTGTTAAGGGTACTGAGATTGATACAGAGTTCAATAATATTGCTACTGCTATTACAACTAAGGCAGACTTGTCTGGCCCTACCTTTACGGGTACGCCTACATTGCCTACTGGAACAATTGGAGTAACTCAGTCTTCTAGCGATAGTTCTACTAAGTTAGCAACTACTGCGTTTGTACAGGCTGTATTGCAAACTTTGTATCCAGTTGGAACTGTGTATACAAATGCTACTTCAAGCACTAACCCTGCAACCTTGCTTGGCTTTGGTACTTGGACTGCTTTTGGTGCAGGTAAGGTCATGGTTGGCTTGGATAGTGGTGATGCCACATTCAGCACAGTAGGCAACACAGGTGGTTCTAAAGACGCTATTACTGTTAGCCACACCCATACGGCTACTTCTACTGTTACTGATCCAACGCATCGTCATTATGTTGGTTCTAACGATTCAACTGCCGACAATGGTGGTAATGCAACACAAGAGTTTGTGCGTGATGCTGGTTCTGGAAATGGCCCATCAACCTATACAAACTACGCATCAACAGGTATTTCTGTGTCAACAAGTGTTGCCTCAACAGGTTCAAGCGCAACTGGTGCTAACTTGATGCCTTATGTTGTTGTCTATCTCTGGAAACGCACAGCATGATTGCAGAAGAAGTCATTGCTGTTGATCTCATTGATGGAAAGTTGTCAGACATTGAGAACTTTGATGAGATTGCATTGGAGCATTGGGAGTCATTAAGGAATAAAAAGCCAACATTTAGCAAAGAGTATTTAAGCAACCTTAATGTGGTAATTGCTAAAGATAACAACAAAACTGTTGGCTATGCGTTCTATATGTTTTTCAAAAGCCCATATTATGCAGAGCAATGTTGCTTGATTGATATGTTCTTTTTAAAAATGAAGTATAGAAAACAAGGGTTAGGAGCAAAGATGTTCAATCTTGTTGAACAAATTGCAAAGAACAATGGTTGCAAAAGTTTGATTTCAAGTTACAACTTAAAAGAACCCTTGGAAATGTTTTACGAGAAACTCGGTTTTAATGCTACTCATGTAGCAATGGCTAAGGAGATTTGATATGCCAATGTATATTGCTGGTGCTAGTTTATTAGGAGGCTACCTTCAGGGGCAGTCTGCTCAAGATGCGGCTAATACTGCCGCACAAGGTAATATTACTGCGGCAAACATAGCGGCTAATGCGGCTAAGTTCCGTCCAGTTGGTATTACAAGTCGATATGGATCAAGCAATTTCCAAACTGATGCCAATGGCAATCTTATTGGTGCTGGCTACATGGCCTCTCCTGAATTGCAGGCAATGCAATCAAGGATTGATGCGTTAAACAACCAAAATCTTGGATATGCTGAACAAGCACAAGGATTATTTAGCCCTTTATTGGGTGGCGCACAAAACTTATATAGTCAAGCAGGTCTTGGTTTAAAGGCAAGTCCTGAACAACAAGCGGCTGATTGGTTACAAAAACAACAAGCATTACTTGCGCCTAGTCGTGAGCGTGAATCTGCTTTGTTGGCAAACCAACTATCAAACTCTGGACGCACAGGACTATCTGTGGCTCAAGGTGGTGGTTTGTTGTCTGCTAATCCAGAACAATCTGCTTTGGCTAATGCTAGGGCATTACAAGATTTGACTTTGGCTTCACAGGCTACTCAAGAAGGTCGCAATGCTACTAACTTCTATGGTGGATTGTTTAGCAACGCTGGAAACTTAACATCTCAGTATGGTCAAGGATTGACTGGTGGTTTTGCGCCATTTAGCGCAGGATTCAATGTTGGTCAATCATTAGATACTGCGGCACAAGCACCATTAACATTGGGTGCTGGATTAGGTGGTCAAGCGGCGGCTTATGGGGCAAATGCAGGTAGATTTATTACTCAAGGCCAACAAGCGGCAACTCCATACCAGTTTATGTCTGGTTCTTATAACCCTGTTGCAAATGTGCTTCAAGGTTTTGCGACTAATCCAAATATCAATAATATGATGGGTGGAAATCAATGGAACTCTGCTTGGGGACAGCCCACAAGCCCTGTGTATCAACCAGGCTCTAGTTCATTTGTTGGCCCAATGCCAAACCCAGTCTAAGGAGAAAATAAATGGCAACAGATATAGTAGGTGGGTTGTTTGGTGTTACTCCTCAAATGTACCAACAACAACAAAACCAACAGGCATTAGGCAGGGCGGCTGAATTAGGACAAATGAGTCCTTTTGCTTCTGCTCGTACAAGTCTTATTTATGGTGGCAATCAATTAGCAGGTGCTTTAGGTGGTGAAGACCCACAATTGCAGTTAATAAGCATACGTAATGCTGTAATGAAAGATGTTGATCCTAATAATCCTAGTTCATTGCAAAGTGCTATACAAAAGTTGGCTCAAGCAGGAGATCAGGCAGGTGCTCTGCAATTGTCTGATTATTTAAGAAAAGCACAGAGTGACTATGCCTTGATTCAGCAAAGAACTGCTGAAAAGATGACCAATGAGCAACGTAATGCCTTATCTTATGCCTCTTCTATTGCTCCTCAAGGAACTCCTGAGTTTGCACAGGCCTATCAAACAAAACTTAATGAGTTAATAACAAAGCCAGAAGCAACATCCAATGAGATGAAAAATGCTTATGCGTTTGCTAAATCTAAATTTGCTGTTGGAAGTCCAGAATTTAATGAACTTTACAGCAATGAGTTGGCAAGATTAACAACAAAAGAAGCAAATCCATCAATTGATAAGGTTGGTGTTGCCGCATCTAGTCGTGAGCCTGTTTATTTTGATAAACGAGCAAATGAGCAATTTATCATGAAACCTGATGCAACAGGAAAAATGGTTCGAGTTCCTTATAGTGGCGGAATAGATCAAACAACTTCAAGAACTAATGTTAGTGTTACAAATGAAGGCGAAAAAGCATTTGTTAAGCAACTTGGCGAACTTGATGCAAAACGTGTTGAAACTGCTTCTACATTGCGAGACTCTGCTATTGGTGAATTGAATTCACTAAGTCGTATGCAGAATCTAAACCAAAATGAATTGGTTAGTGGCGCATTTGCAAGTAATCGTGTTGGAGCATTGAACTTGCTTGACACATTAGGAATGACTGGCATTAAAGATAAGGCCGCCCTTGCAAACTCACAGCAGTTTGATAAAGTTACTGGTGACTTGATCTTAGACAAGATTAAGAAACTTGGTAGCAATCCATCTAACGCTGATCGTGAATTTACAAAGAACATTGTTCCTCAGTTGGCAAGTAGTCCTGTTGCTAGACAAGAACTTATTACATATTTGTCTAAGAAAGCAAATGAAGTTGTTGATGAGACTACTCGTCTTGAAACTTATGCTCGTAAAAACAAAGGTCTTGAGGGCTTTACTTACAAAGTTCCTCTTGTTTCTAGCAATACACAATCTAAACCTGCAATACAAAATCTTTCTACTGAACAATTGCAAAAAATGCTTAAAGAAGTACCATAAAGGATAAGAAATGTCAGCAACATTTTCAAAAGAACAGATTCAAGCAGAACTTGCTCGTAGACAAGGTACTGTAAATGCTGGTTATCAGTCTGTTCTTGCTAATCCACAAGAAGAAACTGCACTAGATACTGTTAAAAAGGTTGGCGAGTCTTTACTTAAGGGAAGCACTCGTGGCGTAATTGACATGATTGGTGGATGGGGTAATTTGTATGATTACCTAAAGAAAAGTCAAGACCCAAGTGCTTTTTCTACTGCTGGTATTGCACAAGGAATACAAAAACTATCTGGCATTGATATACAAACAATTCCAGGCTATCGTGGTGCGTATGAATTTGGTGCGGCAGGTGCTCCTGCGGCTGTAACAACTGCATTAGGTTTGCCTGGTCTATTTGGCAGAACGGCAAAAGGAATTGCTGGTGAGTTTGGTGCAGGTGGAGCAACAGGTCTTATGGCACAAACGATAGCACCCGAAAGCCCACTAGCACAAGTTGCTCTTCAGGCTTCTCCTTATTTAATTAAGGGCGGTATTGTTGGCGCAAAGTCTTATGCTGAAAATAAAGCAATCAAGGATTTTGTAAAGGATATGCCACCTGAGTTGGAAAACAAGTTCAAGAACTTTATGGTTCGTGGACAAGGCTCTGATGACCCAGAGATTGCTAGTTTGATTCAAAGATTGCGTGTTGATCCTAAATATGCAGAGATTTTTGCAAAACTTGAGCAGGGTGCAACTGCCGCCGCAACTGAAGGTATGCAACCTCAGTCAAAGATTACTAATGAGCGTCAAGCAGGTATTAGTGCGGCACAGGCTGTACAAAACAAAATACTAAAGTTGTTTGAAGAAAGAAAAAATGCTGGTTCTGCGTTTTTTGAAAAGGCTAAAGAATATGGTGGCGACAGAGGAATCATTGCTCCTGATAATGTTCTAACAAATGTAAATAACTTGATTGGAAGATATAGCAAAGGTGCAACTGATAGTTCAAGAAATGCACTTGCTTTTTTACAAAAGTTTAAGGAACAAATTGCTGTTCCTGATTTGGCTATGGTTGAAACAAAAACTCCTCAGAAGTTGACTGTTGACCAGACTCAATCATTGTTATCTGAATTTGGACGAAAAGCATCCCAAGGCGAATCTTTAATTAAAGACATTGCATTGACTGATGAAAAAATTATTAGTTCTGCTATTTTTGGCGGCCTTAAAGATGATTTAAGAGCCGCTAGGATAGCCGCTAAAACCCCTGAAGATATTGCCGCTACTAACTTGTTGATAACGGCTAGAAACAATGTACAAAAGGCTTCTGAGGCTTATACCGATGCTATTGCTCAAGGAATACCTAATTTCCTAAAGGATAAATCATTATCAGAAGTATCTTTTGACAAACTGTATGGAGAATACAAAAACCTTGATCCATACAATCGTGGGCTATTTAGGAAGTATGTTGAAGATACTGATGTTGAAGCATTGAAGTTTATTGATAAAAATGTTTATGATGACTTTATCAACTCTGCTAGAAAAGAAAATCGTGCTGGCGTAATGTCAGTTGATTTGGGAACTTTGGCATCCAATTGGGATAAATTACCCAAAAATTCTAAAGATGCTTTAGTTCAGTCTCTTGGAACTAATGCGGACGAATTTGCTACTCGCATGAAAGATGCTGGCGTTTTTGCTAGAAAGATGCAAGTTAGTGGCGTTTCTGAGGCTGGTGATATTGTTCCTCAAGGATTAAAGGCTAGTGCGGCGGCTACTGTTGGTGCTGGCGCAGGATATGAAGCGGCAAAAGCGGCTCAAGTTGGCATTGATTTGCTAAACATGGTTGGCAAAGGCGGTTTAACTGATGATATGGTTATGAAAGCCTTACTAACTCCTGAAGGTGCTGATTTCTTAAAGGCTGGTTCTTTAACTCCAAGATCACAAAAAACCTTAGATGCTTTAACTAGTATGAGTCAGTCTTCTGCTATTCCTAAATTCATTGGCGCACAGTTAATGAGGGCTGGCCCACAAATGAGCACAGAACCTCCTGTTGTTCAACAAGAAACACCTACTGGTATGCCGCAAGCCCCTGTTGCTGAACAACCACAGTTTTCTAAAGCAGAACTTGAGGCAGAACTGTTGCGTAGACAACAAGAACAAGGCGGGGGTGGAGAATCTCCATATCCTCGCATTGAACTCAACAATATGTCTCCAAGCCAGCCGTAGGAGTGACCCATTGATCCTTTCAGCCTCCTCATGCTCGCCCAAGGAGCAGTCTCTGCCATCAAGTCAGGGTGTGCCATGCTTCAAGAAGGACGCATGGAAATTGAGAACGCTAAGAGTGCAATTGAAGGGGCTGTTGGCGATGCAAAGGCTATTGTCAGCCAACTCTCAGGTCTATGGACGTGGCTTAAAGGCTTATTTGCACCGACTAGCGACACAATCACATCA